GTTACACACCCATTTTTTCCCTGTCACCCCAAGTAGATTTTCTGACTTATAGTCTCTACTTGAATAGGTAAAATTACTCTACTCCATCTAAATCATCTGTGTATTCTACATCATCAATGCCAAGATCCTCTGTTTGATATTTTAGAATGGATACACCACAAATCAAATCGTATAAATGTTCTTCAAGTCCATCAGTTTCTTCTAACTTATTTTCAAAGTCCTTTGATAGAAATTTGATCTCCTCACCTTTGTATTCAATAGTATACCAAGCACCCCCAGATTTCACGAGTTTGTGATCTTTTAGAACTTGGAGCCAACTGCCTTTATCATCAATGCCACTATCGAAGTATAAGTTAAAATCGGCATGACGAAGTGGAGGACCTAATCTGTTTTTGATTATCTGTGCCCTACATTTCATACCCAATACATTTTTGTCTTTGTCTTTGATTTGACCCATATTCTTTAATCGAATACGAGTAGATGCGTGAAACGGAAGTGCTTTCCCACCACTTGTAGTCCAAGGATCTCCGAACATTGCTCCGAGTTTTACTCGCAACTGATTGGTGAATATGAGAGCAATTCTCTCTCTACCAATCATTTGTGTAATTTTTCTCATTGCCTTTGAAATGACGATAGCTTTACTTGTAGCCCAACCATCTTTTTCAAAATCAGCTTCCATTTCAACTTTTGTGGATGCTCCTGCTAAACTATCTACAAGAATAGTAACCAGTCTATCTCTATCTGATTCCCGTATCTTTACTATAATACTTTCAATACACTCAAATATATCTTCTACTGTTTCAACATGAAGATATAACAAGTCTTGAACATTTACACCAATAGTTTCTAACCATTCTCTACTTACTGAAGTTTCTGTATCTACATATACTGCTAATCCACCCTTTTTCTGTGTTTCAGCTAGTATATGTGATCCAACAAGTGATTTACCACTTCCTTCTAATCCATTGATTTCAGCAATACGACCTACAGCAATACCACCGTTTGGGCGGTTTGAAATTGCTAAGTCTAATGTAGATGATCCAGTTGAAACGAACTCTTTAATGTCCGTTGGTGTTGCGTTCGACCCATCAAGAAAATAAGCAACTTTCGTTCCCTTAAACTTCTTATTCAAAGTATCAGCTAGAGCATGTGCTAATTCGTCTTTTACTGCTACTGACATAATAGTCTCCTAAAATTATATGGTGGTTGTATCCGGTAACAGATACATGAGCGGTTTTATCTCAATCTTCAACAACCACCACAAGTTTACTTACTTATTGAATAAATCGTCGAAAGCGTCACTTACATTAGAAGTATTACTTACTGCACTTTGTATTGTAGAAGATGCTGGTTGTGAAGTTTCTGTTGTAGTTTCTTCACTATTTTCATCTTTTGGATTTAACCAATCTTGTAATGCATCTGTAAGTTCATCATAACTCAATTCGTTATATACCTCACGAATGTCTTTTTGATCTTCAAGTAAAGTTGATAAAACAGCTTTATCTTCTGTAATAGCCGTTTGATTTGGTTTTACTCGAATGGATGTTTTTGGAAACGAAGCTCCAGTTTCTTCAGCTGTCTTGAATTCCACTACTACATCACGTCCATTTACAGCATCACTAATGTCACCGTAATCTGGGTCTGCAATGATTGAAAGTAATTCTTGATAAACTGTTTTACCAAATCCCCAAAACTTTGAACCTTGTCCTTCTTCACCACGAACTACTATTGGAGCGAAAGTTCTTAACTTTGCTTCCAATTTCTTACCAAGTTTCCAATCTTCACGGTTTCCACTTGATTTTAATTTATCGGCAAATTCTTCAATCGGGTCTGGACGACCAAATGAAATTGGTGAAAGATAAGACTTTCCACCTAAATCATAATGAAAGAATAATTCAATAAATGGTGTTTCTGAATTTAGTTTATATGGAAGAATTCTGATTTGAGTTTTTCCAGGTTGAGGTTTCCACAAGTTTGTAGATCTTGCGTTTGCGGTTTGTAACTGATTTAATCGTTTACGTATTGCATCAAT